GGAGTCAATGGAACATTTAATTCTAACATCGCAAAACTGGTTCTGGCTCAGCATGGTATTGTCTCGAAGAAAGAACACACTGGTGCTAACGGAGAGCCACTGTTTAAAGGTATCTCTGTAGAGTTTGTGGACTCGGATCGAGCTAAAGATGAGTGATCCGGTTGCTCAGTTTCCTCGGAAACTTGAGATGCTGTTCAAGCCTGCCAGGTATAAATGCGCTCATGGAGGTAGAGGCTGTATTCATGCGGATACTTTGCTCGATACTCCTGATGGTACTGTTAAGGTGTGTGATTTTACAGGTGGTAACATTTACGCTTGGGATCGTCTGAGAGGTGTGGTAGTAGAGGCTTATGCTGAAGCCCCTACTATTTTTGAGCCTGAGATGCTTTATAGATATACTTTCCAGGATGGTCGTCATATTACTGCGACCAGAAACCACAAGTTCTTTACAGGAACCGCTTGGTTATCGGGTCACGAGGTCTTTGCAACGCGTGATGCTGTATTTTCACCTTCCCTGAAGCAGACCATTTCGGGCGCTGACCTTTCAGCTCCTGTTTTAGATGCTCAGCGTTCGATTCAAACAGCTGTAGGTTATCTATATCGTTGTTTGAAGGATCTTTATCAAGATGGTGTACGACCTCCTTCTTGGTTAAGTAGCGTTTTAGGTGCTGCTCCATTACCAATCGGTGCACCGCAACATAACAACCGTACTTACTCCCATAAGGATGACCTGGTGTCCGCTTGTACATATGACCACTCTTATCAACTTTCACACCACCCTTCCAACCTGGGCGCTCCTCCTGCAATGGTGGGCAGATGTTCTGAAGGGTTGGGAAGTTCTGTCGTCTCCAGAATTTCTGCACTGTTTTCGGGGTTATATTCAGATACTTTGCAATATCCTTTGATAACATACCTTCGCGCGTTAGTTTCAAAATTTGCTTACTGCGCTCGTAAAGATCTTTACGGATCCGTGTGTAGTCGAGCTCAAAGCCTTGTAGAGCCTCTGCGCAAGCTGCTTTGTACCGTTCTCGGTGATTCATACTATCCTCCTAAATTAGATGTTTGTAACCACGACCACCATTATAGCAGAATAATTAGTGTTACACAACACGGTACTGAAATTTTTTATGACCTTACTGTTCCTATATACCATTACTATCTTGCTGAGGGTCTTGTACATCATAACAGCGGCAAGAGCTGGGGATTTGCCCGGGCTTTATTGATCCTGGGAGCTCAGAAGAAGCTTAGGATATTATGTGCTCGTGAAGTTCAGGATAGTATTAAACAGTCAGTTCATAAGCTTTTAAAGGATCAGATCCAGTTGTTGGGGATGGGTAGTATCTACACTGTTCTTGATACTGAGATCCGCGGTGCCAACGGTACTGAGTTTGCCTTTGCAGGCTTATCAAGTCTTACAGTAGAATCTATAAAATCTTACGAAGGGTATGATATCTGTTGGGTTGAAGAGGGTCAGACGATTTCAGACGCATCATGGGTAATCTTAATTCCAACAATACGTAAGACTGGTAGTGAGATCTGGGTCTCGTACAACCCGAGCCTGGAGACCGACCCGACACATATGCGCTTTGTTGTTGCGCCTCCAGACAATTGTGTGGTTGTTGAGATGAATTGGAGGGATAATCCCTGGTTTAATGATCTGATGGATAAAGAGAGACTTCATTGTAAGAAGATTGATCCTGAAGGTTATAAGAATATCTGGGATGGGCAGTGCAAGCCTGCAGTTGAGGGAGCCATATTCTATAAGGAGATTCAGGAGGCTGAAGCTGAGAGGCGTATATGCAACATTCCATATGATCCGTTGTTGAAAGTTCACCTGGTTATGGATCTTGGATTCGGTGATAGTTTATCAATAGCCTTCATTCAGAAGCACCTATCAGAAATCAGAGTTATTAAATATCTTGAATACCACCAGACTAAGCTTGATGTATTATCAGCTCAGCTGCGTGAGTATTACTATAATTGGGGTAAGATCTGGCTACCACATGATGGCTTTGCCAAGACTCTGAACTCAGGCGGTAAGAGTACATATGATGTCTTGACAAGCCTGGGCTGGAGTGTGGCTGAGAAGAACGAGATCACGCAGCTGTCTATAGAGGATGGTATTAGAATTGCCCGGATGAAGTTCAATCAGTTCTATTTCGATGAATCTACAGTGGCTGCACCACTTGATACCACACCACCGCCAGGTCAGACGCTCTTAACGAAGCGTTTGATTGAGTGCTTGAAGAGGTATCACAGGAAGATCAATAAACAGACAAACGCACCAGGAGCACCAGTACATGATGAGTTTAGTCATGGGTCTGATTGCTTTAGGTATGTAGCAATAAACGCGGATAATATGACAAATGAAGCGGACTGGGTTGATGAATACCAGCCGTACAATCAGCATGATGAAGTAGATAGCGTAACGGGGTATTAAGATGGATATTACAGCAGTAGCACAGCTTGAGGCTCAGCATTCGATGCTTAACATAGCCGATGAGCTTGAACAAACAGAGATTGATGCAGTGGCGTCTGCAGTGATTGAGGGCTATAAGATTGATCGAGACTCACGCGTAGCCTGGGTTGAGACACATAGTGAGATCATGGAGATCGCCAAGCTGGTGATTAAGAAGAAAACATATGCAGGTGAGAATGTTGCCAGTGTTAAGTATCCGGTCATTACTAATAGTGCGATACAGTTTGCAGCCAGGGCGTATCCTGAGATCATCAAGGGTACAGAGGTTGTGAAGCCGAAGGTTGTGGGTGAAGATCCTGAAGGTATCAAAGCCAAACGAGGTAAGCGCGTGTGTGAGCATATGTCTTACCAGTTACTCAATGAGATGCAGGACTGGGAGGATGGTGTTGACCAGTTACTGTTCACGCTTCCGGTGGTAGGCTGCGCATTCAAGAAGACCTACTACTCTGGTGTTGAGAGCCAGAACATATCAGAGATGGTGTTTCCTGGGGATCTGGTTGTAAACTACAACGCCGTGAGCCTGGAGAAAGCTTCAAGAGTCACTCATGTTATAGAACTTACACATAATGAGATCGTTGAGCGTATCAGATCTGGTGTGTATCTTGACTTTGATGTTGATGAGCTTGGCCCACCGGTTGGTGAGGATGATGATACGTCAGACGAAGATACACCGCATAAGTTCCTTGAGCAGCATAGGTGGTATGATCTTGATGACGATGGTTACCAAGAGCCGTACATTGTCACAGTACATGAGGCTACGCAGAAGCTTGTAAGGATATCAGCACGTTACGAGATATCCGGTATAGTCCAGAATGATGAGGGTGATATTGTAAGGATTATACCTATTCATTACTTCACCAGGTTCTTATTCATGCCGTCACCTGACGGTGGGTTCTATGGTATGGGATTCGGGAGCCTGCTGCACTCTATCAATTCCAGTGCAAACACTATACTCAACCAGTTGATTGACTCTGGTACTATATCCAATAGGCAGTCAGGCTTCATTGGTCGAGGCATTCGCCTGGGTAGAGGTGTATCTCTCAAGTTCAAGGCAGGAGAGTGGAAGCCAGTACAGACTACAGGCGATGATCTGCGTAAGAACATTGTACCACTACCAACGCATGAGCCGTCAACAGTACTGTTCCAGCTCTTAGGACTACTTATCGAGGCTGGTAAGGAATTGTCTGGTATCACTGAGGTACTGTCAGGCAAGAGCCCTGGATCCAATGTACCAGCTGAGACCACATTGGCTCTGATCGAGCAAGGTCTGCAGGTATACAGTGCGATCCATAAGAGGATCCATAGATCATTGTACCGAGAGTTTCAAAAGATCAGGCGTTTAAATGTACTACATCTGGACGATATGGACTACATGAATGTAATGGATGACCCAGAAGCCGTAGCCAGTATGGACTATACAGCTTCGGATCATGATATCATACCTGTATCAGATCCCAACGCTACCACAAATATGCAGAGGATCATGAAAGCTAAGGCATTACTTGATCTACGCGGTCAAGGTCTCGATGATGAGGCGATCAACCGCCGATATCTCCAGGCACTGCAGGTTGAAGATATTGATGAGCTATTCCCGAAAGGCGAGCCGCCACCTGATCCTCTTATGGAACTTGAGATTCAGAACAAGCAGGCTGAGACACAGAAGGTTGTGGCTGAGCAGGGGAAGGTTGCAGCTGAGACCAGCCTGGTTGAAGAGAAGATCCGCTCAGAGCAGGTCATCCAGGAAACCAAGATGCGCGGCGTTGACTTCGATCAGCAGAAGTTGGAGATCGAGAGAGCTCAGACCGTCAGTGATATCAAGGATAAAGAGAAGCGCAGCCAGATTGACTCCGCCAAGCTTATCAATGATATCAGGACTGGTGCAGCTGCGAAGCCTACACCACGTAAGAAGACCACCAAGACTGGTGGTAACGATAGCAAGCTGGAAGGTAAGAGTGCTAAATCACATAACCAGGGTGGATACCGTGAGAAAGGTATGAGCTCTAATAACAAGGATCAAGGTAATGAATAAGGAACAATTCCATGAGTGGAAGTCTAACCCCACAACCATCGAGGTGTTCGATGAGATATTTAAGCTGAAGGTTGCACTATCTGATGCATTGGCTAATGGTAGTACAGTGAGTGAGTCTATTGACGGTACAGCCATTACTACAGCAAGGATTGTGGGTACAATACAGGGTATTAATCAGTTGTTAGAATACAACTATGAGGAAGAAAAGGAGTAAGTGAATGGAGAACAATTCAGGTATCAGACCAACAGGGCATTACATTCTTGTACTGCCAGATCCAGTGGAGACCAAGACAGCAGGTGGCATCATACTTGTCGATGAGACAGTGGAGAACGCGCAGCGTGATACTACTGTAGGTACATTGATTGAAGTCGGAGCCATTGGCTGGGAGCAGTTCGGTGGCGGTGAGCCATGGGCAAAGGTAGGTGATAAGGTCTCATATGGTAAGTACGCAGGTCGTGATATGACCGGGATGGATGATAAGCAGTATGTCATCATGAATTGTGAGGATATCCTGGCGGTGTTGAGTGACTGATACGGAGAAAAATCTAATCACCGTACTGATAAGGGGATTCAGCTTTATTGTAGCCTTATTGAAGAAAGTTCAGAAAGGTGAACAAATATAGTTGCATTCCTTAAAAACATAGTGTAATGTGAATATTATAGCTCAGTGCCTCTAACCGAGCGTACCGAGTAAAGCCGAGAACGCAAGAGCCTCCTCGGGTGGGAAACCACCTCTGGGGGCTTTTTTATTTTAGAACAGGCACAGAGCCTGGTGAGGAAAGCAGGATGGAAGAAGTTATAGAGACCGATGAAGAGTCAACAGACCTTGAGAACCAAGGGACTGATGACGACAGTAGTAACGAAGAGGGAACTCAGCAGATCGAAGAGATCGCTACGGAGCTTGGATGGAATGGAGATTTCAAAGGTGAAAAGTTTGTCGATGCTAAGGAGTATATACTCAAGGGTCGGGAGATTCAGAACACCATGCGTGACCACATTAAAGACCAGAAGGGTCAGTTAGATGGCTTGGTCAGTAGTGTGAAAGAGCTAAAGATTCATAATGAACGAGTCTACAAAGCCGAAGTAACCGAATTGAAGTCGCAGCTTACGGATCTTAAAGCAGAGAAGAAAGAGGCGATTGAAGAAGGTGATGTAGATAGAGTCGAAGCTCTTGATGATCAGATTGATGAGAAGAAGGAGGCTATTAAACAGCCGGCTGCCACGTCCAATGAGAACCCAGAGTTTGACAGCTGGGTCGAGGACAACGATTGGTACAATAGCGACCCTGAGATGGCTAAGTTCGCGGACGCTATCGCGGACAACAATGTCGGGGCACCATTTGGCAGACTCTCAAAGTTGGTAACAAAGAAGGTGAAGGATATGTTCCCTGAGAAGTTCAATGAGAGCAGCTCTAAAGAGAACACAAAAACCCCATCACCAGTTGAAGGTGCTACCCGTAAGAGTAACCCTGATTCAAAGTTTACCAGAGCCAATCTAACATCCGGGCAAAAAGCGATCATGAACCAGTTTGTAAAACAGGGGATCATGACTGAGAAGCAGTACATCAAGGATATATCAGTAGTGGAGGGAGCAGCATGAAAAAGGACGCAAACGGCAGACCGATCAGAGTGCCACTTGGGACGAGAAACGTCCTAACCGCACCGAAGAAGGAAGGTTTTGTAAGAAGATTTGTTAATGATGATGCAGATCGAGTTAAACAATTCGAGGCAGCTGGCTACAAAGTAGTCAGGGAAAACATCGTTGTTGGTGACCCGAGAACCGGGAAGGGTGGTAAGGTAGGGACGGTAGTAAGCCCGTCTGTTGGTGCTGGTCAAAAAGCAGTTCTGATGGAGATCCCTCAGCAGTATTATGATGAGGATCAAAAAGCTAAGCAGGATAGCTTGACGACTGGTGAGCAAGATATGAAACGACAATTAAACTCTGGTGGAGATGGTAGTTATGGTAATGTTAACATACAGTAACCCTCTTATTTGTATTACTCACGCCAATGAATGCCTGTATGGCAGTTGTGGCAGACCCAAACAACATCCAAAGGTTTTGAATAATCTGGGTGGTGGCCTTGAGGTATACAATGATTGTTGCAGATAGAGCATTGATTAGGCCTTGCAATTTTACCTGTACTGAGAGCATTCGCAATTTTAATATTTGCTGCTCGTCGCTCAGGAAATTTATTTCTATGTTTATTAATAGCATCCTTATATTTTTGTGTGCGTCTGTATTTTTTATTCGTCTTCGATGCTTTAGATTTTCCACGGTCTGTCTTGAGGTATTTAGCTTGAGCTTTTTTATGAGCTTGCTTACCTTTATCTGTTTGAGAGTACTTTTGGTCACTTATTTTTTTCTTGAGTTTATATGTAGTGCTTTGGCGCCTCTTTCTGTCTCTCTCTTTAGTAATAGCGAGACGTTCAGGAGATTTTCGGTAGTTACTAAGGCATTTTTTACATCTATTCTCGTGACCATCCCCGATATGTTCGCGACCTCGCGAGTACTTCGGAAACTCGGTTATTGGTTTTGTAATATTACAAACACTACATTTTTTCATCACACCACCTCTGTTTTTAATTTTGATAAATATAACACAGTTCATACGAACTGTAAAGGATATAATTATGAATACTGATAGACCTGCAGGATTTAAACCTGTTGGACATCTAAACGGAAGCCCTTGGAATGGTAAGGCTACTATGTACTACGTGCCTTCTACAGATTCCACGGCAATTTTTATGGGCGACGCTGTGTCGTCCGCTGGTGCTGCAGATGCATCCGGTAAATACCCAACTGTAGCTCAGGCTGCAGCAGCTGGTGTTATCCGTGGTGTTGTTGTAGGTTTCAGTGATCAGCCTTATGTGGCTGTCGACACTTCAAACCTTAACAGAATGTACCGTCCGGCATCTGTCGCGATGTATGTTCTTGTTGTCGATGATCCTGATGTGATCTTTGAAGTTCAAGAAGATAACATAGGCAACGATATCACAGCAGCTATGGTAGGACTTTCTACCGATATTGAAGTTGGTGCTGGTGATACGGCTAATGGTATGTCCGGTATGGAGCTGGATTCCAGTGATACAGCTACAGCGCTGGGGCAGTGCAAGATTCTCAGAGTTACAAACAGAGAAGATAATGCACTTGGAACTAACTGCAAATTTGATGTTCTGATTATCGAGCATGAAATGAGAATTGCAACTGACGTATAAGGAGAGAAATCATGGGTGTTATAAATACTGGTAATTTTGCCAAAGATTTAGTTCCTGGCGTTAAGGCGTGGTTCGGAACAAAATATAAAGAGTATCCAATCGAGTACCTGGATATCTTTGATAAAACAACTTCTACTCGTGCATTCGAGGAAGAAGTAGGTACTACTGGGTTCGGTCTTGCACAAATTAAGACTGAAGGAAACGGCATTGCTTATGATGATCAGAGCCAGGGTTATATCAACAGATATACCCATGTTACTTATGGGCTGGGCTTCATCATCACCAAAGAAATGCATGATGATGGTATCTCTGTAACTGTAGCATTGAGACGCGCCGGGGCATTGGCTTACTCAATCAGGCAGACCAAAGAGACTGTATGTGCAAATGTTCTGAATAGAGCGTTTACTTCTACATACACCATGGGTGCAAACTCAGATGGTAAAGAGCTTTGTGCTACTGACCATCCCTATAAATCAGGTGGTACGTGGGCAAATGAGCTGAGCACAGCAGCTGACCTTTCTGAAGCTGCTCTTGAGCAGGCTTGTATTGACGTTGGTGCTTTTAAGACTGATCGCGGTCTTACTATTGCCATTCGCCCAATGAAACTCATAATCCCTACAGCATTGGAGTTCGATGCTTACAGGATCTTGAAATCCATTGGTCGTGTTGATAGTGCGAACAACGATGTCAATGCACTCAGAGCTTCAGGAAAGATCCCACAGGGAGTGAAGGTGAATCATTACCTTACCGATCCCAGTGCGTGGTTCCTTAAAACTGACTGCCCAGACGGCGCGAAGTATATGGAGCGTATGGCTGATTCTTTCGGTACAGAAGCTGACTTCGATAC